GCACGGCGCAAAGGCGGCCATTGTTTCTTTTCTTTGTCTGGCAAGCCTAGCCAAGCCTTAATGTTTGCATTGATCTTATCTATCAACAGTTTAGGTAACATGTTCATAGTTGTTATTCTTCTATCAGTACATGTATTCACTTGGCTTCATCCATTGTATAACTTGTGTAGTAGCCCGCATTCTCGGACCATCCCATCCCTCTTTAGAATACCATCCGCTAGTAATGCGTCCTTCATAGTCACGCAATCTCACTAGATCATATTCTTTAGGCTTCAAATTATCCTTTACACTAATCCATATATTTCTAGGTATCTTTATTTGCCGCTTCTTCTTTTCTACATTCTGGTACTGGTCCACTACAACCCTCTGTCTGTTTCTTGTGCCTACTACATTCGACCTTAACATGGCGATACATTGGTACAAGAGTTCTACTTTCTTTAGGCTTGTAATAACACACTTTAGTTTTATAGTGACAACCGCACAAAGACGTGGTGTTATCTATCGGCGGACAATGGCCAATGAATACAACAACGAGGAATGTTATTAGTATAACAATCAAAGGCTCCACTACTTAGGAACCTCGACAACAGCAATGTTGAAGGTTACAGAGGCAACCTCCTCAGGCTGTTTATCCCGATAGCCTAAGCGCTGCTTAGACAACCATATAAGCATATTGCTATCGCCCTTACCCTCAAGGGCTTTCTCGTGCATCTTGCGCTTTAATGAGCCTTGGCCGCGCTTCCAGCCTTCATTCAGCTCCTCTGAAAAACGATCGTAGAGGACGGATGGTACAGTACCAAGGTGAGCCGCAATCTCCTCTACGTTGAAATGATCCGCGGCTAACTGAATCACCATCTTTGGATCGATGGGCTTAGTGGGCCTTCCAGCTTTCCCCATAGGCGCAATCTCCTTGGCGGGGGGGGTGAGAGACTTGCGCGAGGGCTTTGGCTTAGTTTTCGCTACTTTCATTGCCATTTTGTTTCTCCATGTCTTTAATTCGCAGTGTATCATCATAGTAATCTTTTTAAAAGATGCAAGCATTGCATAGTTAACATGATTAATGTTGCGTGTAAATGCGTGATGTTGCTATATTGAATGCTTCATAACAAGATAAGGATAAATAAGATGACAACACAAACAATGATGAGCCTAGGGCTAGTTAGAGAGTTGCTAGAAACATATGGATATAATCTCAAGGACAATGCACATGGATCGGGATACAATTGCCAAGCTTCAAAGTTTAGCTTGCTTATCATGCCATTCGATTTAGAGGGTGATTTTGTTCTATCCGTTTTTTACAAGTTATCGTGTGGAACAAGATACGGATATATTAAGAGCTTAGAAGCGTTAATAAAGTTTTTATATAAACAAGAGGACAAATAACATGAAGAACATTAAACATTTAAATTGTTGTTGTTGTGGCGAACGAACGCTAGGCCGTCAATGGTGGAATAGGGACACGGGCTTTGGGTTGTGTCCGAAATGCGCTGATAGAATCAGCAAGTCGGAGGACCAAGAAACAATGAAGTCTTGTTATGGGGAAAAGGGAGTGCATTATTACATTGAGGAGATAGTAGCATGAGAACCACAAAGAAAGACGTACAGGGCATGTTTACCCGCTTACTCAAGGCCTATGGCAAGCGTCAAGCACCAATAATGGTGAATGACAATGCCGATGATGTGATGCATATTCCAGGGGGTTGGATATTGGATTACAACTCTGTTTATGGAGGGTATGTAATCGAGCAGGAAGAGGGAAGGGGATGCATTAGTCACCCTTTCGGTGCTGGAAGGCGTAACGCTAGAGAAATGTATTTATCAATGCATATGGCTTGTTGCGTGCTGGAACAGCTAGCATTAGAAAAACAGGAAGTGAAGAGGTTAAAGTGGTGAGTACGCTGTTGAAAAATCTAAAGGAGGGTACCTATGAATTTCAAAGAAGCTTTTATTATAATGATGAAGGGGGAAACTTTAATCTTGGAGGATACAGAGTATAGGCTTGGAAGCATTTACTCCCCTAGCATCCAATCTAGACCAGTAAACCAAAAAGATTTGGATTGGGAAGAGAGAATAAAAGGATATATTTTATTCTCGTTGGCATCTGATTTATGGGGGATAGAAAATGAAGGCGCTTGATTTAGAGCATCTTCTTACTGAGTGGAATTACACCGACTCTCAGGGATTAACTAAATATAGGGAAGGGAATGACGAATACAGTTAACCAATTAATCGAGCAATGCAAGAGCGGGGAGCCTATCCCCTTTCTTGAGACAGAGAACAAGAAGCATTACCTTGTTTACGAGGATGGTAAGTACTATGTGGATATTTACTCTCTTGACATGGAAGGAGACGAGAGCCATATTGAATCGCAACATATAAGCGATCAACTGGCGCGAGGCGCTGTTTTATTGAATATAACGGGGAGTATGTTAGATGGAGACGCCTGAAAATTTTACCTGGATCAAGGGGGCGAGGGAGGGGCTGGACATGTGCATAGCTGTCTATGCTCCTCACCTTGAGCCTGATATGATGATAACCCTTCTATTGGAGTGCGCCGCCAAGGTCATGTACGCCAATAGCATTGGGATAAAGGAGGCCGATAGGCGCAAGTGGTTTCATGCCCTCGCTAATATTGCATTAGATGCACAAAAGCGCAGGCAAAAAAGGCAGGCAATAGGAGAACAATTTAAAGGATACAAGGACCAATGACCTTAGAAGAATATATCTTTAAGAATGGCATAACGATGCGTGACTTTGCCGATTTAATCGGCTATTCAGTCAATCACATGTACTCCATTGCATCGGGCACAAGGACGCCTTCGAGGCGGCTTGTTTATGTAGTTGATGTGGCCACGAGTGGCCAAGTCAAGCTGATTCAGAGGAACAGGGCTTCTCGTGTTGCGCTTACTCTTGGTCTCCCCACCACCTAGATTTGCGGGGCTGTATCTTAATAGATTGCATGAATTCATGCTTGGATAGGTCCCTTTCGAAGCCTTCGAGCACCCATTTTTTCCAATGAAAATCAATAGCTTCAAGATTATCCATAATACTTTCCATCTCATTATCTATGAGCTTTCTAAAGGATATGGGGAATTCCTTGAAGTCTATGCGCACACTTTCTATTGCCTTGTGAATCCTTCGGATTACTTCAAGTTGGTGCTTGTCAATCACAAGAGCTAGGTGAAACTCCTCATCTAATGTTTGTTCGAGGGTTTGCTTTACTTCTTCGGTAGAGTCTTGGTCTTGATCCATTTGGTTCCTGATTGTATGAATAATATTGATTTTTCGGGCATGGCTACAAAATAGTCGTGCCTTGTTTTGCTACGCCAAACCTCGGCTTTGAAGTCGGCAGTGAAGCGCATGAAATCCTTCTCTCTCTCCCAAATCATCCCTTCGAAAACATATTTCGGTGGATGATTGGAGTAGGCTATATAGGGAACATTTTCGACAATATCTTTGTCGAATTCCTTGTTATCCATGGTTAGGTAGGCGGTACGGTAGGCACGTTCTCAACAGTCCGTTCAACAGGAGCTATATGAGGGCGACGAATAACTGCCATTACATGATTCATATCGACGAAATGGTATACTTCGCCATTTCTAAGCATGATGAAGCCTGTAGGCTTTGGACAATAATGTTCTACTGGCGCAAAGAACTCAATCAATGCCTCATCTTCTTCTTGCGTGTCGGAGATATGCCCTAGATTTTGGTTGTTGGTGAGTACAATCACCCATTCGATAGCCATAAAAGCTCCTGTTTAAATTATTTCTATAGCATGAAAGGGGCGCAGGGAAGCAAGTTATTTTTTCTTTGGCAATTTAGCGCTCTTAGTGCGAGATTTGCCAGCCTTAGAAAGGCTGATTGCTATAGACTGCTTTTGTCCATAGCCGGAATGTCTTAGCTCGGATATGTTGCTTGATATTGCTTTCTTTGATGTGCCTTTAATCAATGGCATAATCATCCTCTTCTTTGTAAATAAATATATTTAATGTCTTTTTGCCGAAAACAAATTCTTTTACAACAGGTTTCCAAGAAAGATTATGTATTTCGTCTGGATCGAGACGTATTTCAATGAAGTCTGTACGCTCTATGTCTTGTTCGTAGATTACTCGCATTCGTCAAGCTCTGTTACCGCTATGAAAGTGTTGTTCCATTCTCCATAGCACTTTGTTAGTGTGAGATTCACTATTTGGGAGTCGTCTTCATATACGATCTTTTTCATTGCATTGGTCACCAGATAGGCTAGATTATCGATATCGGGCTTCTTGATATGGTGGATTTTACCTGCACACATCTTATCTTTCTTCTTTTGGCTTATGTAGTCGGCGGGGGCGAAGGTAAATATCATTGTAACTTTGACTGGTCCTTTGAGTGGCGGCTTGCCTTCTCGTTCCATAGCTTCTACAAATTGTTTTTGTAGATCTTTTTTGTTTAGGGATGAAGGGTCGTAGAAGCGCCCCTTTGAGATGCATGTCTGTTTTTGTGGTATTGGTTTACCGAATATTCGGAACTGAAGCATATTAACTCGTTATGTATTTAATATTTTAAATGCACGACAAGTAATTAATTGAAAATAGGGGCAATAAAAAACCCTGGATGTTGTGACCTGCACCCAGGGTTCGGCTAGCGCTCCGCTGCCTTCATGTGCAACTTATAGATTCTCTATAATTGCAGCAATAGTAATTATTTTTTTAATATAGTGGCTGATTGTGAGTCATGTATGAAGTCATCCATGGTCACTTTGCCATCTGTTGCCCTGATTATCTTTGATAGATTGCGTACTGTTGGCATTGCTCCACGGAGATATCGATAGATGGTGTTTTGAGACACGCCAAGTTTTACAGCAAAATGGATGGGTTCCATACCTACTTCTTTTAAATATGTGGCTAGTCTCATTCAGTCCTTAACATAAATGGTTATCATTTTAACGTTGATTCTATGCTATGATTTGAGATAAGGTCAACGAGAAACAAAAAAGAGGTAAAGTGTGGCACAAGAAGGAGATACAGAGGGAGCATGGTACTTTCATGATGGGAGGTGGTGGGCAAGGTGTAGTTCCATAGCCTCCAATTCAGCCGATTTTAAGCACATTCCCGTTGGTATCTTAGAGAACAAGATGCGCATAGGGACGAAGGTACACGAGGGTATACATGAATTCATTGAAGGGGGATTCAGCCCTTTAGAAGATGACGAAGTGCCCTATTTTGATAGTTATTGCGAGTGGGAAAAGCATCTCAACCCTAAGTACATACAGACGGAGACAAGATACTACCACGAAGGAAAGGGCATCACTGGGCAGATAGATGGACTTGCTATCCTGGAAGGTGAAGATGTTCCTGTTATTATAGACTTTAAGACTTCATTTGCTGAGTCCCCAAGTTGGATACTCCAGGGACATCTTTATCATTACATTGTATCAGAGACGGGCATCAAGATAGCTCCTAGTGTTCTATTCTTGAAGCTGGACAAAGAGGGCCGTATGCCCAAAGCTTTTCGCTATAAATTCGATCCCAATCAGCGCGCTAAATGCATGAATCTTATAGAGGAATTCATGAAAAGAGAAACTCCCCCTTGCAAATGATTATCATTTGTGTGAAACTATTAGGATAAACAAAACCCCGGCAATGCCACCGGGGTAAACCTAATTGGGAGAAAAAATGAGCCACCTTGCAGATGCCTCACATAACTTAGTTTTAATTGACGCCAGCATTTTGGTCAATCCTGCATTTTCCACTCTGGAAGCTGAGGTTGCCCTACAGATGGACGCGTATAGATCATTAAACATAGAGATGCTATTGATCGAGAACATGGAAAAGATGTTAGCGATACTATGAGCTTCTACAACGAACGCAGGAACCCAGCGCCCGAAGAGCCGCCAATGCCAAGACGACATACATGTCCTCATTGTGGGCAGATGGCGGAGGCTTGGGCGCGTACAGAGTTCCAGTGTTTACATTGCGATGAGAATTTTACTTTAAACCTTAAACCTAAAGACTATAAAAATGACTATTTTATCTACTAACATACAAATATTAGACAAAGAAGAACCTAGAGCATTAGACCAAGTTAACCTAAACCAGAGCACCTATCATCTAATCCTAAACGCAATAAACGATATGAACCGTTACATCTCTGACATGATTGTCGTGGATGAATGGGGATACAAAAAAGTAACCTCGATCTATAGCAACGCCCGGGAATGGAAGAAGTCAATAGAAGAGAAGCGTAAGGCAATCGGCGAGCCGCTCCGTAAGCAGTTGGCGAAAGTTAACGACAGCGCTAAGTCTTTGACTGATCCTCTTGATCAAGTGATTCATATAGCTAACGCTAAGGCATCATCGTATCAAAAGCTCTTGGAAGAGCAAAAGAAAGAGGAAGCCCTTTCACTTAAACAGGCTGCCGCGCTATTAGACATCTCAGAGGACGAACTCTATATTCAGCCTCTAGATTCAACTTTACGGGGAGAGGGGGCGACGGCCACTACAACTGTAAAGAAGAAGTTCAAGGTCGTCGATATGGCCGCTGTTCCAAGGAAGTATTTAATGGTAGACGAGAAGGCTATCGAGAGAGACATGAAGCTGGGCATCGATAACATCGACGGGATTGAATTCTATGAAGAAAAACAAACCACTCTGAGAGTGCGATAACATTTAAACACAAGGAACTTTAAACATGAACTTTTTACCCGAAGGTGCGGAGCACCTAAGAACAGAGAAGCCATACTGGAAGATGAGCCAGATGGTAGAGGGCGACAACAAGATACGCATAGTGATGCGTCCTATCGCAGGATGGATCGACTGGGTTGACAGCAAGCCAGTACGCTCTCGTCCAGATGAAAGGCCGTCTAAGAGCTTTGACGAAGAGAAGCCGATGAAGCCTTTCTGGGCGATGTATGTATGGGACTACGCAAGAAAGTCGCTGTACTTATTGGAAGTAACGCAGGCCGGAATTATCAAGGCTCTTACAAGCTTTGCTAAGGACGAGGACTGGGGCGACTTTACAAAGTACGATATTAAGATTAAAAAGGAAGGAACAGGGAAAGAAACCCGATATTCTGTAACCCCGCTCCCTCACAAAGATCTGTCACCCGAGATTGTGCAAGCCCTAAAGAATTCCCCGGTGCATCTGGAAAATCTTTACGCTGGAGGAGATCCTTGGAATGTCTCAGCCGAAGCGGTTGCGGCAGCGCCAGTCTCAAAGACTCCCTTGATCGCTCATGAAGACCAAGGCGAGGACTTTGAAACCTTAAAATCAAAGGTGAAAGAGTCGGGCATCACTTTGGACTATCTAAATGAATATGTCAAAGGGTTGGCTGAAAAGAAGAGTGGGACGTTCAAGTCTGTTGTTAATGCAGCCCTGATGCCCCAATTTCAATCCAAGTTTATAACTGCATACGCTAGCGAAGTTGCTAGAGTGACTGCTCCCGCTTAGGTAGTATAACTTGAGAGGCAGCCTTACGGGCTGCTTCTTCAATCTTCTTCTTGTCCCATGCATTCTTTCTAGCGATGGAGGCGTTCTTACGCTGTTCTGCGGTTCTAGGGGGTAGCTTTCTTTTTGGAAGATAGCCTGATGTTTCAGGGACTACTACCTGCCTTTCTTTGATCTCTTGATTGAGTTTATAGGGACCGCGAACTTGTTCGTTCAAATCCTTTAAGTCTCTAAGCGCACGCACTATATTTATCAATACGATTGATGTTGTTATTGATACAATTATAGTGAGCCATTCTGCAATGTTATGAAGTTCCATTCGATTCTCCGGGTTTCTTGTTTGACTTCTTTACTGCTACAAGATACTAGAAAATGGTGTTTTGGGCATAGATGTCATTAAATATTTTAATTTCAACATCTTAAAATGGACCTTGTGCTTTTTCCCGTTGCCAGTAATGATTGATTCAAAATAATATTACAACAAAAAAAAGGCCCCCCTTGGAAGGAGAGCCTAAGTGTTTGCTGTAAGAGCTAGTACCTCTTGACAAGCGGGAATTACGATGCCTAGAGAATAATGGTCTGGGTAATTTCTCGTCAAGAGGTACTAGTTCAAAGGTAAAAACTTCAACCTTTAGGACTTAAATATGACACATGACCTCGACCTGCCTTACGTAGCATTGATACCCTACGCTGTACTTGCTGATACCACTCTTTCAGATGCCGCAAAAATTCACTTCGGAATATTGGCTGGTCTTGCCAAGAAGTTTGGATATTGCTGGGCTAGTGATGAAAGTCTGGCAAAAATGAAAGGCGTTACCGTTCGTCAGATTAACCGTTGGCATGAGCAACTTGAAAATGCAGGATTCATTAAAAGAGAGACCAAAAGTCACATGGTTCCAAATGGAAACCATGAGTTTCATTGGGTTAAGCATAGAAAAATCTATGTAACCGATGGTTTTTCAAAAAATGTTACCGAACATGACAAAAATGTCACGTTCGATGAACATGACAAAAATGTCGCTATCATCGAACATGACAAAAATGTCGCTTATAAAGAAGAAACAGTTAAAGAAATAAAGAGAAAGAAAGAAGCTGATGGGGCTAAAGCCCCTCCCCCCCCTCTCTTTGAAGGAACAGAAACGATTCGTTTAAGCCAAGAAGAACTCTTAATACTCGAGGGAACTTACCAAAAAGAACGTTTGGCAACGATGATTCAGTTCCTGGATACGCAAGCCATACAGAATGGGAAGCCTTACAAGCGTCCATTCCGGATGTTGCAACCCCATGAGTGGCCTAACTCAAAGTATGAGAAGCTGAATCCTCAAGCGAAGAAAATCACTGAAATGGCTAAACCTCCTTCCGAAGAAGAGCTCAAAAGAATCGCTGAGAAAGAGAAGCCCAATTCCGAGTTAGCATCGAAGGTCGTAGAGAAGTTAAACTCCAAAGGCTTCAAAGACATCAATATCATAGGCCGATCCGTTGTGTTCACACTGCCATATGGGACAGAAACCATTGAGTTTAAGCAACATAACTTCCGTATATCTTTCCAACAAAGACTAGATTCGTTAAACGTTTTCAAGTATGTTTCAGATATTTTCAAGGAAAGTAAATGAACGAGCTTGCCAAGCTTTATTGCGAAGAGACTGAATATTTGTTACTTGGGACCATTTTCAATCGGGATGATATCCGTTCCGAAGTCTTCAGCTCTCTTAATGAATCGGACTTCTTTATCCCAAGAAATCGGCAATTGTTCCAAGCAATGAAAACGATGTTTTCGATTTCGGAACACATTGAAATTACGTCGCTAGCGATGAGGCTTAAGAACGAACATGTTTCTCTGAAAGATTGGATTGCCGTGTTGATGGATTTGTCCACAAATGCAACGTCATCTCTGGATATTCGTTTCTACTTGGAAAAGGTCGTCACTTTATCTCAACAGAGGAAGGCAATAGACATTGCCAGAAAGTGCCAAGAGCGATGCTGCGAAGAAGAGCTGGAGAGAGAGGCACTTAACGAAGTTCTCGAAGGTACTCAACAGAGCCTTTTCTTGCTCAAAAACTCCACAATTAATCAAAAGGGCAGGACACTTGCCGATATTGCTAGACAACCCGATCCAGATAAGAATCAATCCTACATGGATGAGGTTAAGGAACGTCAAGAATATTACAAAAAGCATGGAGAGGCCGATTCCAGCAAGACGGGCCTTAAGACGGGGTTTAGGTCACTTGATCGTTTATTGAATGGCCTAGGCAAAGGAAACGTGGTTATCATCGCAGGTCGCCCTGGCATGGGCAAGACTACGTTTGCTTTGAACATCGCCCAAAAAGTTGTCGTAGAATCCAAGTTGCCCATCATCTTTTTTTCTATGGAAATGAAGGAGAAGGAGATATTCGAAAAGGTTGTGTCGATGGAATCGACTATTTCCGGCGATGCTCTCAAGAAGGGGAGGCTTGATGATCAAGAATCTGACAACCTTGGTTTCGCTCTAAATACAATTGAGCAGATTCCATTCATCATAAATGATCAGTCCTCATTGACCATGAATGAGATTAAAGATCTAAGCCGCAGATACATCCAAAATCACGGCGCCAAGCTCATTGTCATCGACTATCTTCAGCTCATCTCATCTCCATCTTCCAAGAAGACAGAGAACCGCAACCAAGAGATATCCGCTATCTCTCGAGCCCTTAAAATCATGGCAAAGGACCTGGATGTCCCCGTTATTGCCCTCTCTCAGCTATCCCGTAAAACAGAGGAAAGGAAGTCTGGGCCATTATTATCAGACTTAAGAGACAGCGGTGCAATCGAACAAGATGCAGACCAGGTTATCTTTGTAGATCGGGATGGGGAGCGTTCAGATATCATCATTGCCAAGAATAGGCATGGAGAAACGGGCAAGTTTGCCCTTCAATTTAGGGGCGACATTTCCAAGTTTTATGAATATGCTTGGGATCATAGAAATCAAGAGGCGCCATAGACCCCATTTAAAGCCCCTAGAATCAATTATCTCGATCCCAGGAATACCAACATAGCCACCCAGTTCTAATCGCCGTATTTAGGGGCCTTTAAAAGGCTTTCGTAATAAAGGTTAGCCGGAAGAGGCGCCCACTCTTTGATCATGCCTTGATGCGCGCCTTCAGACTGCTTAAAAGGAAACTGTATGATCCAATGGGAGTCATATGCATCGCTTTGATTTACAGCGAAGGCATAACGATCATCCACTAAATGAACAAGTACGGGCACATCTTGTGGACAATGGAAATATTCAATAGGCATGAAATCGAGCACAAAAGATCCTTTTTGGATCTAGCCTACACGAGTTGCAGATATTCTTCCCCACGAAACTGCTCCGGTACTTGCATAAGTAGGATTTGAAATTACCAAGGCCGACTGTTTGATTAACAATCCAAGGTGCAACGCCAGCTAATGCTGTCATCTTAACCCACCCTTACTGCCGTTAATCTACCGCCAGCAGCGCCAGTCCCAATAGTAAATGTACATGCAGCTGTTAAAAAATAGGTTGTATTGGATGTAACGGTTACATAAAGACCCGGAACTACCCCGCATAGTCCTGCGGCAGCAGTAGATACTGTTGGAGTATCAAAAGTATCGATACCATAACCTAAACTTCCGACAGCATTATTTGTTGCGGAAATACTCACAGTCCAACGAGTTCCTGTTAATGTTCCGTTAACAATTGCTATCCCATGAAGTAGCCAATTGCCTGGCGTTAAAGCAACGCTTGTTATTGTTTTGAAGGTAGCACTAACAAGGGAAACCGAGTTTTGTGCGGCTGTGGAAGTTAAATTCTCTCCTAAAAATCCGGCCGATGGGGCCTGGAATCTCCCGCCTGCCAATGTTCCAGAGTTAGTCTGTGTTGTGACTGATATGGCTGAGTTTGCCGGATTATCGAAAGAAAGACTGTTATATTTTAATGTGCCGGAACCAGTAATTGATGGTGTTGTACCAGTATAAACAAAACAATTTGACATTACAACGTTACCGCCTGCGCCCACAATAACCGATGAAGTGCTAACAAGGTTAGTTCCTACAATACAATTGATTATGTATCCATTTGCACCACTAATAGAAATTGCAGTAGCGGCAGCGGAAAATATATACGAATTGAAATAATTCTGTGTAATAGCTCCAGATGTAGCAGATATAGGAATTGACAAATAGCTATTAGAAATGATTATCGCAGCCGCTGAAGTATTGCTTGCAGTGGATGAATACCCTGTGTTTGTAATATAACAATTGTCTATCGTTATAGTTCCTATGCCGACAGTGGCCGTATATAAAGCAATCCCTGTAGTTGCTAAGTTTCCTTGGCAGTTAAATAGATTCAATGCCGAACTGGCGCTACTTGTTGAATAGGCAATAGCTGAATTGTTGAGGGCATTTATGTAACATCCGACCAAATTTAAAATACTAGCAACCGACCCACTTACGGTAACACAAGCAGCGCTATTCGTTTGAAGGCGTATTCCAGAGATTGTTACAGTACCAGCGGTTGACAATGTGCAGTTACCATTGATGATAACCGTTCCAGCAGACGCATCAGCAGGCCAAGCAACTAAGTTTACTCCAGCTACAAGTGTAAGGTTTTCAGTATATGTACCTGGACGGATAAAAATATCGCCTGCAAACGATGCAGCTGATGCAGCTGTTAAAGCTGCTGCGATAGTCTGATAGTTACCGTTCCCTTGTGTCGGATCGACGATATAGGAAGTTACTCCAAAATTATCATCCCCAGTCGTCCATACCATATAATAATTCCTTAAGTTACGTTCCAAGATCCGGTTGAGCTAATAGCAATCCAGGTAAGATCTGCTACCCTGTAAACTAGTGATATTGAGTCGCCATCTTTGGTGCTAACCGCTGTTCCGCCTGTGGCAGAAACAACATTGCCTAGGCGTATAGAAGCGCCCGCAGGTGCTTGAATGGTCAGCTTTCCAGAGGCAGAATCAACAGCAAAGAGACACTCAGACCCTTGAGCTGGTGTTGTGGGAAGTGTTGCTGTCAATGTAGCTGTGCAGAAGTAGCCATTATTGGCTGCTGCGCTGAAGCTTGTACTTTGGTCGGTCCAGGAGAATGTGAGTCCGCTAGCGGTAAGGGTCAGAGATCCGCCAAGCGTGATTGATCCACCACCACTTAGACCTGCACCTGTGTTAATTGTGAAGTTGTTAGATGTTACAAATCCGCCAGTCACCCCGAATTCATTGCTATTGAATTGAGCTATCCCGAAGCCATTAGTCTGAGAGGTTGCATTGCCTTGGGCCAATTGTAACGCCAGTTCCATTGTGTTAGCGGCTGTACTTTGCGTTTGAATTGCAAAGGCATTTGTTCCCGCGCTAATGGGCGTTCCGCCTGTTACTTTAATATTCCCAGAGGAAGGGAGTACGGGGTTGGTTCCTGGACCTGTGGAGGTGTCTACTGTTAGCCCAGTTACAGTTCCACCTGTTCCCGTAGCCGATATTGTAAGAGCGCCACCAAGATTAAGCGATGTGGTGGAGAGAGTTATTCCACTCCCTGCTGTCAATGTGATCGCGTTGGATGAGACAGCCCCAGCCGTTACGGTAAATTCTGTTCCATTGAAGCTGGCTGCGCCTAGAGTTGTAGTTGTAGCAGCATTAATCGAAACGACTACTGCCCCTGTTGTCGGAGATGCGACAATGGGCAATGTTCCTGTAACAGAGGAAACCCCTGTCACCGATGACTGCCACGAAGGAGGAGCGCCGGAGTTAGCTGTAAGAACTTGTCCGGCTGTGCCATTGGCAAGCCATGAAGGTACGCCGGAATTGCTGGTAATGAGTACGCCATTGTCTGCGGTTGCTAATGCAGACATCACATTTGCTGAAGAAGCGTATAGTAGAGTGTTTACTGCGTTTGTTGTAGGGTAAGTAGAAGTGGACCAGAGAGGGGTTGTGCTTGCTCCCGATAATAGGAGTTGATTTGCCGTTGCGGTTCCCGCAAGGATCGCGCCAGATGTCGAATTGGAGTAGAATATCCCACCATTACTGGCTGTAAGATTGGCATTTGTGCCTCCAGAGGCAAGGGCTAATATTCCTTTTAAGTCAACAGTTGAGCCCGATGCGGTAGTTGTTAAACCTGTTGATCCACCGCTTAAGGTAAGAACACCTGCGGCAGGAGAAGCGGTAGTGGCGTCGTCGGCCTTTACTGTTATGATAGCGCCGGAGGCCGAGACGGCTTTGAAGCTGGGGTCTGATCCTATGCCATTTGAGGTCAATACAAAGTTGGCTGTAGAAGGGGAGACGCTTGTGATGGCGTTAGAAGCGCCTCCTACTAGGACATCATGCTGCGTTATGACATTGCCAGTGACGGAACCTGTTCCATGGCCTGTTAGCACGCCTGTCAGGGTTGTTGCGCCTGTACCGCCGTTGGCAACATTCAATGTCCCTGTGAGGTCCATAGTGGCGCCTGAAGCGATAGTAGTGAATCCTGTTGTGCCCCCTGATATAGTTACTGTTGTGCCGGTCATAGAGCCGGAATCGCCATCAATGGTAATTATCCCGGAGCCAGAAAATGACTGGAAGGAAGGATTGAATCCTGCCCCATTGCTAGTAAGTATTTGCCCAGATATTCCTAGAGGTATACTTGTAAGGGCGCCCGCAGCGCTACCAACCTGAACGGCATATTCGGTTGTGCCTGAAACCGAGATGGTGGCTGTATCTGACAGATCAACACTGCTAGTGGAAATGTTATTTCCGCCTGCAAGATTGACTTGTCCCATGCTATTAGGAATAACATTGTGACCATCATCGGTAATAAAGGTGTCAATGGGACCTGCTGAAGTGGCGAATAGAAGCCAGTCAGCAATGCCCAATTCCTTGTTTACAAGGATGTAGGCTTTCTTAGCTGAGGGGAATGACCAGATAGTTGGCACACCAAACTTGTTATCGCTAGTGGTTGGTGCGAAATTTCTCTGAATTGATGGGACAGCGACTTGTCCTGCATAAGCTAGTGGGCCTGGAGGGTTTAAGCCTGACATTGATCCCCTTTAAGAATAAGTTAGTGACGCTCTATTTGCCCAAATGAATTCATATTCAGCCGTGGCAATGCCTGCTGTGTTCTGTGGCCATGTAATAGTCAATACATTGCCTGAGGCGTCATAGGTTAGTTTCTGAATCTTCCAGACAGCAGCAGATGTTGATGCGCCTACACGGGCCCAGCCTTTATATGTAATTGTAGTACCTGAGCCATCATCTGCTTGATAAGCCAGATCTTCGAATGTACTAGGGATTACTCGGCCCTGTGCATCCAACTTTCCAATCGGTCTGTTGCCCACAAAAGGGGTCTGATTAAATACAGGTGTTGCCATGGATTCCTTAGTTCAGTACTTGATATACGAATGTAATGTTCGCAGTTGATGTCACGTTAGTAGCTGAAGTGCTATTAGTCATGACGATTGCAGTTGAGCCTGCGGAGTTGGTGATGCTAGCAATCGAAAGCCCAGAACCTGCAGTTGCGCCATACCAAGAAACATCTACTACTGTAGAAGCGCCTGTTACTGCGCTATTGGTGATTGTGAATGTTTGGGAAGCCCCAGATGCAATGGATACGCCACTGAATGTGACCTGCCCAATTCTGCCGTTGGCAGTTTGTGGCGATGCACCAGCAGCTACAACTGTCGGGGTTGTTACAAACCCTGAACCAACTCCGCTGAGAACAACGTTCCCTAGGGTTGCAGTGATGTTGCCAGTTGTAGCTGTAAGAGATGTGAATGATCCAGACCCACCACCTAGATCAATCCAAGTAGCAACGCCCCCAGACTTAGAGACAAGCATGTAGGCGGTAGCAGCCGCATTGTCTACTGCGATAGTACCGAGTTTGTTATAGATGTTAGCCGAACTAGGTGCGCCTGTTGTTTTAATTACATTCGCTGGGTCAGTTACTTGACCACCGCCATAATAAGGTGTTACTTGGGGAGATAGGGTTGGAGCCATGATATTCCGTTAATTGAACAATATAGTTGTATTATAAAATATTTAGTTTATAACTAAAAGCGACCGAGTTCGACAGGAAATAGAAATTATGTAATGCTTGTAGAAAGGAGAAATTATGGATTGGAAAGACAGAATTTATGTTAGTGCTGGGCTTGCAGGCATTGCTGCTTTATTTCTAACTTTCGCTATCACCTCTTTTACCCGACTAGATTCAGATCTGAATGACTGTCTTCAGGAAATTAGAGATATGCGAAAAGAAACCAATGATAAATTCAATCAAATGCAAGCTCTTATTTATGAAGAGTTGAGAGATTTTCAAAAAGAAATGCGAGAAATTCATGGCCGCATTAGCGTGATCGAGGAGCGAGAGAAATTATGCAAGAAATAATGACAATAATTAGTTGCGTACTGTTCTTTATCTGGGGATATGCTTGTGGCGGACTGAAGAAAGGGAAGAAATGATCTTCATTGGCGCTTTAATAGTGACCATCAAAGTCATTTTCTTTGGATGGCTTATTTTTGTGGATTAGACTTCTTTTGATGCTTATTGATGAAGCTTTGGAAATTGTTTACAAATTCTTTTAGATCTTCTGGGGATTTAATATAGCCTTTGTCAAAATATGGTTTAGCTTTTTGAATTAAAGGATCCCGTATGCCAGCAAATGTAGACTTGCCTTTTTCTAACGAATTGAAAATGCCTTCATAAAGCTTTTGAGCTGAAGCGCCTTTCATTGTTGAAAATGCCTGTTTCATATCTTGCCCGACAGCGCTTGATGGAGATGATGGAGGCGCTTGTATTGGTTTTGCCTTAACTTCTATAGTGTTCGGCTCAACTTTTTGAGAAGATTTGGTTTGCCTTGGAAGAATCTTTGCTTCCTCACTTAATTTGCTAAAACCCTTTTGGGCGGCGGAAAATTTACCTTTATTCAAATCTTCTACTGCCTTCTTCCAAGTTACAGCAAGCTGAGGCTTATCTAGAACAGCGTTTAAAGTTTTCTTGAGTCCAGCCTTAATTAAGCTATATCCGGCTCTTGTGACTCCGACATGCTTTCCAAATATGAAAGAAACACCTGTCTTTGCAAGTTCTTTAAACCCTTCACCTTCAGCACGCCTTAACATTTTGTAAGGAGTTTGTGTAGTAGCTAAATCGGTCAGTAATTGCTCAAATTCATTTGCACCCTTTTCCCCTAATGCTCTCTGGAATTGTCGTTGATGAGATGGGTCTTCAAAGTATTTTTTAACAGCTTTATAATTAATGGTGTCGCCAGGAAAGACGTCTTTAATAAAGTCATCAACAGCCTCAGCATCCATGATTCTCATCCAACGCTCATTTCCTTCTTTGAAAAGGGGAATTAATGGGGAATCTGGGGAAGTTTTTTCCAACACGTCGACTAAGGCTCTATTCGAATCTAGAAGAGCATCTCTTTTCCCTCTATTTAGTGCGTGGGAGGCGCCTGGCTCGAAATATTCTCCAAGCTCCTCGTTAGTCTTTCGATATTGCTCGACAACTTTCCCTGCTTTGAAATTATCTTTAGGAGCATCTTTTTCAAGTTGTTCCATAAATTTTTGATAGGATTTGTCATACTCACTTGGCAGAAACCCTTTTCTCGGCTTATTTTGTGAAACTTTTTCTAATGAATCTTTATATATTTGCGGCGAAATTTCCTGTGGCATAGAATCTGCAAGAGTCTGAGCATCATTTAGAAGTTGCTTAGTATCAGCTTTGTAAGATGCATCATTTGCTAATTTGCTAGCAGTTTCGCCTATCGGACTTTTTTCAATTATTTTATCTGAAACTTTTTCGAAGTCCTTTTGAACCTTATTAGTAATTTGATTGATCTTTTTATCAGGCGTAGGCCTTGGAGCAGTAGTCTTTTCATATTGCCTTGTTGGCAGGCCTGATGGTTTAGAAGCCGTGCCTATGGTAGTTGCTGTTGCGCCGGCTGTAGGAGTCTTGATTAGTCCGAGAGAAACAACATCGGCAATGCCTTCTGGGACACCAGCTGCAACTAAGCCTTCTCGTGCCCCTGCGACGCCTGCCCCAATCACGGCATTTGGGAGGACGTGATTTGTTCCTCTGAATGCATAACCTTCAGGCTGAAATGTTTTAGTTCCGCCCAGCCCTTTGGTTACATTAGTCGCAAATCTTAAATACTCTTGCTCTCGTGTCTTTGGAGACAGAGGAATGCCTGTAAGCTTTTCAACTTCTCTTCCAACATTTCGTACGGTAGGGAAAAAATTCAAAGCATTTCGGCCAGCTTCAAGGTAGGCATCTTCGTCAAATGGGATGCCTTCTCTTTCAGAGATTGCCCTGATCCTTTCTATTTCTTCTGGATCAAATATTTCCCCAGCTCCAAGGAAATGAGACAGACCAGTAAATGCTCCAGCGCCAGTCAATTCTGCAACTCCTTGAGGAATTTGAAGGGCCGTTCTAAGTTTATCTTTTAAATAACTTTCTGGCTCTTCTTGTTGCTGCTGAGATTGAACGTGCACATCTCTATAAAAAGGAGAGGCATCGGGGTTGCCTGAGACTTTGTTTTGGGCAATTAGAATATCGTCATTAATGTGAGAAATTTTATTTCCTGTTGACTCAGGAATTTCTCTGAAGAAAGATGGAGCTGCTTGAGTGGCCATTAACGCTCCGGAAGAGTGAATTTATTTTCTAATGCTTCATCTATTCTATCTTTAAGGACTGCTACAGGTTTGCCATCCGGAGTAATCATTAATATTTCATTGGGCTCAACTTGGATATTTTCTGATTTAATTCTTTGATTGGCAGCCTTAATTTTCGGGCCATAGAATTTATCATTGATTTTCTTCTGCTGTTCTTCCAGATAAGGAGAAACGGCATTGTCGATACCTGTTCTAAACTCTCCGGGATTTATCGCGATTGTCTTTCTTGAAGCGTTCGCTTTGTTGATAGCCTCGGCCGTCTTGATGTTTTTATCTGCATCTAAGATCAGGTTGTCAAGGATATACTCGTTCGTTTCAGTATCATTTAGTCCACTCGGCAAAGTGGATTTAGCTAAAAGGACTTCTTTTGTTGACGGGTTGCTACCACCAAGTTCTTTGGGCCTTAATGCATCTCTTAGCAGAGACCAGGCTTTCTTTTCTCCAGGAGTCTTTAATAGCTCAGCAAAAGTATCAAATTCATCTGAAAGGATAGCTGTAATGCCGTTTCTAAATATATTCTTATCTAAACTAAAGTTTTCATTTTTAAGAAGTTCTTTGACACTTTCAAGTTTTTGCTTATTTCGACGAAGTGAACCTAAATCGCTATATGGTTCGCCAAATTTTTTATTTTCCTGTACCCATTCGTCTTCAATCTTATCCAAATATTTTAGCTTATATTCAGCAGCTTTTCCCTCTCCAGCTAAGTAGGGGTTTTTTGAGCCAGCCTTTTTAGTCTCATTGATCAATTGATTTCTTTCATTCTGCAATTGTTCAGTAGGAGATTGAGGGTTTAGATCTTCTTGAGCTGGTTGTTGTTGTCCAATCGGCGGTGCAACACCCTGTGGAATATTTTGTGGAGCTAGACCACCCGAAGGAGGTTGCTGAGGATTATTCACTGAAGATGGTTGCTGAGGTGGTTGCCCATTCATGGCATTATAGTTTTGATATCCCTTGATGTCAGCAGCAGCTTGAGATTCCGGTCCAATAAGCGCAGAAAAAGGTTGCGCTAAGTTCTTCTGTAGTTCGGGTGATAGCTTGCCATATGCTCTAAATCTATCAAAAGGAGAAAGGTTCGGATTGGCAACATCTTGCAGCGCTCTGTCACTTCTCTCATTCTGCATCTGCTTAACAAAGCCGAGCCCTACATTTCCGGCAGCCCCAGTCAAAGAATCCGCAAGCCTTTCACCAAAGCCTGGGATATGTGGCAATATCTGAATCATTAGTAGTTGCTCCTTCCAGTCGCCTTTCGCATTCTATCCTGTTTCCCTACCATGCCAGGATTAGCTTCGGTCTGGCTGCCTACAGCAACGCTATTGCGTTTTCTCATGGCAGAAGGGGGCGATGCTTCTCTAAGGATAGGTCCCAAAGGAGAGATGGGCTCAAGAGGCATTCTTTCTTTAAATTGTTTAGCGAAGCCGTCGTCTTTCATTAGCCTCCAAGTCCTGGCTGTCCAATATTAATACCGGCAGGCTTGGCGAATGCGCCGCCAGCGGCAGCAGCCCCAACGCCTTGGCCTGCTTGGTTGATAGTTCCCAGAAGCAATTGCTGCCAGAATGGTGTTTGCTTTGGCGCTAAGGCGAATTGCGGTGTCTGGGCGCCTAATGCCCCTTGGTTCTGTCCGATGCCAGCAAGGCCACCAGCAGCTCCTAGCTGCAATTGGGCAAGCTGGGCTGCTATATCTGTATTGAGGTTAGCGCCTCCGGCTGCTAGGGCCTGATTAAGGGCGCTAGAAGACTTACCGTTAGTCCCAAAGGCATTCATGATCTGAGGAATGGTCTGTTGCTGGAAGCGATTCTGGGCAGCCTTAACAATAGCGTCTCCACCTCCTCCACCAGGAAGGAATTGCTGGAAGCCAGCAGCGGCTTGTTGGGTATTGGGACCTGCTTGTTGAAGGAGCTGGTTTAGATAGCCCTGTTGTTCAGGCGTTACAACGCTTTCTTTTGTGTACTGGCTCTTAGATTGTCCCATTAGTTACCTGTCAATTATTAATTTTATTATATCACTAGTCGTGAAATTCCATTAGTACGTTTTTGGATTTTTTGAACCCTTTTTTTAAGAAGAACTTCTCATTAGTTGTTATCCAGAAGACATGTTGTGCTTTGACTTTTTCCTTTAATGTCCTTAAGAACTCAATTACTTTTGGCATTGCTTCTCCATTACCCCAATATTCTTTAGCTATTGAAAAGGTATTGATGAAAAGTGCACCATCTAACAAGTTGACTTCGGCCCAGAGGTAGCCATGTATTTTCTTGTCTTTATCGACCAGGGCATAGAGGTGGACATAAGGGTTGTCCTTGTTGTTTTCTATATATTTGTAGAATTGGTCAGGAGTAAAGGTTTTACCCTTCACGGATTCGATTAGTTCGACTGGTATAAGTCTTGGTATTTTGAGCCTAACAAACGTTAGATCATCGATAGAGGATCCCATTATTGTTGTGTTCCTATAAATCTGATGTTATAATTGCCTGATGTTGCAACCGAATGATTCACTTGTATGTTTGAAGCCGTCGAAGAAACTGTTAGAGTTGCACCTACAAATGCTAAAGGTGCAGTTCCCGCCTGCGATGCTAAAACAGCAATCGTTGCAGCAGCGGTCGAAGAGTTCTTGCAAACAGCAACGATAGTTGTAGGAAGCCCAGAAGTAATGCCACTAATGCAAATCAAGTAGCTCCCAAAGGTCGGCAAGTTGATGATGCTGGCGGGTACATTATTGATTGCCATTGGAAAGAAGTTGAAGTCTCTTGCGTTAACAGCCGTAGATATGTCTTCGAATTGCCGAGTAAGATAGGGTATCAGAAGCTCAGGAGCCTCTGGCACTGTTGTTGTAGATGTAAGGTTTGTTCTAAAGGTTACAGGTACAGACATTAGGGAGTAAGTCTCCCAGCAGGTCTAGCCCATAGGACCATTCCATTTATCTTAAAAGGAGCATTTGAACTAGAAGTCATCTCTACTCTTAGGAATTCTCCCATAGCATTTATGTAGATCCGCTTCATGGCATAGTCATTACTGACAAGACCATCCATTGTAAGGGTTCGTGTTGCAGCAGGAGATTCGGAGTTGTCTACATAGAACTGAAGAGTCATTTCAGGGATATTAGGTGCTTCAAAAGACTGATAGTAGAAGTCAATATGCCCGAACTGAACCTTCTGACCTTGGCCAATAAAAGGGTTCCATCTGGTAGAGGTAATATCCGCTGTTATTGGCACTCCGTCGTCCGTATTGCCAACATTCATCTGATATACAACACCATCTTGACCACCTCCGAGCAAAGTGGGCATTCTTGCCTGAGCAAGATAGGTATCCCAAGCTACAGTTGAGTTGTCCCAATTGCTCACGGGTAAAGCCCCTTGCACGCATTGTTCCCATTCTATGTCTTGAGTCTCGAAGTAAAGTCCAAGGCATGACATCGATAGACTGAAGTTAGACCAAGTAGTCTCAAGGAAATTATAAACAAGAGCATTGGTAGACATTTGCTTCCCTTCGGCAGGGTAAAGCATCCATGATTGATTAAGATTGTCGAAGCGTATGCCGAAGCATTGCCCTATCCAAGCTTGGTCTATCTCTAGAAACTGGTCAATAATGTTAAGATCGTAACGCTGAACATTAACGCCGTCGCAAGCAATAAGTCCTTTATACCCAATAGAGGTAATTCGTTCATCATAATCTATATTCGCATAAGGGCAGTTAGTGCTTTTAGAGCTGTTTATCTTGTCGAACCGGAAAGGAGCAAAATCAGATCCAGTGTACCTAAAAGTCCACGTAGAATTAGTAAAGAAAACAACAAACTGATCACGTAGGTAGGAAGAGCATTGTAGAAAGTCGTCAGTAGGGGCAGCAAGAAATCCTCCTTGTCCTGTTACGTCTTGTACCAAATTGAAAGGAGAATTGATAGCGGACCATCTAATGTTTTGTCCTTCAAGAGAATTTTCTCCTACACCTGTCGCCGCCGTTGTTAGGGTAGGTCTTTGAACCAGGAAACGGTTTTTGTAAACATCAATTTCAAGGCACGTGGCAATATCGTTAGTAAATGAATCATAGTCTGCTTGGGTAATGGAAAATGGAGGCCTAAATAGATTGGTCCCGTTGAATAGGGTTATAGGATCTACATTGTTGGTCATGAACAAATTGCCCTGCCAGTTCACCCAATTGAAGAAGTTGGAGAAGTTCCCTGTGAAATAGTCTCCTGCCAATGTTGCAGTAACCGTGAAAACAGTACCCAAAGGAAATGTAGTCATTGCAGGAAATTGAACTACAATTACTCCTGTCCCGTAATTTACAGTAGAAGTTAATGGGAGCATTAGACCAGGCGAGCCACCCGTGAAGTGTCCTGTCCCATCATCTGTCATTGAGCCGCCAGAGTAAGAGACGGTGACGGTATATGGCGTTAATGCATTGGTATAGGGAAAGACAGCAGTAAAGCCAAGATTGAAAGTAAAAGGGATATTAGATCCACTTTGCACCGTATAGGTTTGCGATACAGTGTTCAAAGGAACAAAAGTATCTGTGTTATCTATGAAAAGAGAGGTCCTGCGAGTGTCAGCCACTACAAGATGGGCCATATCAGAGGACTCGTCGGTCCATTGCATGATGCCCATAATAGGGCGCCCTATGTTTGAGGCTGGGCTGAAGTTTGCGTAGAAATTGACTCCTGCGGCAAAACCAGAGTTGAAATCAATAGAATAAGCGCCAGTGGTATAGTCGATAACTCCATTCCCACCAAGAGATCCGGTAAGTACACCGAGGCCATTATCTGTAAACGATTCAACACCGTTAAAGGGATTAAATGTACCAGGCACAATAGGAACAGTTTGCAATGTTCCAAAATATGTAGATCCGCCATTGCCAGTTCCTAAGTAATCTTGATAAGATAAATGGGAGTTAGATATAGAATAAGAAGCTGTGATAGATACATGAAGTCCGGGAGCTGTCTCGAAGGCTATGACATAAGCCCCCGTTACATAATTAATAGTACCAGCACCCCCCAGAGTTCCCGTAAGAGTGCCATCTCCATTATCTATTAATGTTTCAACGCCATCTGTGATGCTCAAAGTGCCATCTTGAATTGGCAAAGGAGCTATGTTTCCGCTAAATTGCTTGGTTACACTGTCGCCCGTATCTATAACGATGGATGATACTGGAGTGCCTATTGCCCAGGGTTGATAGCCATTACGCTTATAGAGAGCACCTCTATACACATAGGCGTTGGATAGAGGCTCAAAGGCTTCATTAGGGCGTATCCATGGTTCCAGGTAGTTAAACAACCCAGTCTTGAACTCGGAGATGAGAAAGGGCTGGAAGCCTACCATTAGTTACCTATCGCGATGTACATTACGGAAACATTGGCGATAGAACCGCTATTGCCAGATTGATATTGGAAAGCTGTTTTAGATAAAGCGCCTGGCCTAACAGCCATGGTTACTAAATTGCTTCCTACATAACCAACAGGAATTACAGCAAAACAAGCATTTGCAAAAGGTGTTGCAAAGTTCAAAGAGTAAGGATTGGAGCCTGATCCCATCCCATTGCCCCATTGGATCATTATTCCATTAGGAAACCTGATATATCCATTAGAGCCATTGCCACCAGTTACCGCTGTCACGGATGGATATGTCGTTCCACCTGACCACATTACTCCTGTTGAGGCGGAACTTGCTAGGAAGGGAGCGCCAATACCACCCAATGCCTTCATGTACATCTCTATAGTATTACCAGAAATTGTAGGATCGGTACTTGCGTTGGGTATAGTCACATGATTATGAAGCCCTGGATTAGTCCCAGAATCAAAAGGAACATGGTCATTTCCAAAGACAGTATTCAACTGGCTGAAGTTTGTTTTTATTTGTCCTTGGCTTACACTTAAAAAGTCTGTACGTAAAGGGATGCTAGGATTGTAAGACATTAGAACCTCGGGACCGATTGCTCGGCTGTATATTGTTGAATTGTTCTTCCAAGAGCTACATTCTCGAACTTCTTGAAGATCGGGTAGTACCGTTCATAGTTGTCGAGATCTCCGACAAAGCTGAATCTTTCTAAGGCAGCTCCATAGACAATCAGAGGTCCCCATTCAGGCTGTGTAGGAAGGTCGCCATCATTGACTAGAAGAGTAGGCTGGACAAAACCCTGCATCAAAATAGTGAAGGCTTGTGGTGGAACTGGTCGTAGGGTGAATTCGTTGTTGAAGAACAACACACCTTGCGGCCTATTAGGGGCATAGCCCTGGTACTTTGCGTATATTACCGCAGTGCTAGCAGGAGGAGTATTAAAAGTAAGAGAATAGGCGCCAGTAAGATAGTTAATAGTACCGCTCCCATCGCCAGTAAGAACTCCAATAGTATCGTTAGTCGCATAGGTCGCAATGATGTTGATTCCTACAGGAACTACTGAAGCAAATGTAATGCTCCAAATACCTGTCGAATAGGCTATAGTTCCCGTCCCACCAAGACTTCCTTGTAAGATTCCCGATCCATTGTCCCTGAATGTTTCAATCCCATCCGTTATAGATAGAGAAGAAGTAGTGACAGGTACAACTGATAGAGTGCCGTTGTATGATGCAGTTCCATTACCTGTTGCAATAGATTGGCTTATTGTGGGACCTTCTTCGACAGTTAGTAATTGCTGGTTGCCGCTTGGATCATCGGCAGCAAAGAAAGGAGTGCCAATTATAATAGGAGGGTTTTGAAGTCCTCCACTAAACATTGTAGTTACTCCATTGCCAACAGCGATGTTATCTACTGCATATTGCTGGGGCCAGTCTTGGAAGAAGATGTCAGGGTCTTGATAGAAGACCATGGGGAAGCCATCGGCATAAGCCCCTGGCGAATCTGTAAAGTAACCCCCCGGAAACGCATACACGTCAACCCCGGGAGTTGTATAGAATGTAAGGAATTGATTTTGGATCTGTTCCTTCAGCTCGAAGGGCATCTGATAAACATAGTAGTTGTTTAGCAGAGTATTAATCTGAGTATCAGAGATCTGATCGGGACTAGGAGTGCCAGTCACACCCCTAAACATCCCTCTCATATTAAACAAAGTCCAAGTCATGTGAGGTCCTTAAGCGGCGTATTGACGTGAGCCAGAGTTACGGCATTGGAAGATGTATTTGAGACTCTTTACATATTGTTCTGGGCAACCATCGGGTCCCTGACGATAGGCATATTGTCTCTCTGCGCAACTCTCTAAATGATCTATGATCTCTTCAGTAAGCTCGTGTTCTTTCCCATGGAATAGGGTGTAGTGTTTCAGAGGATGAGTCTTTGAATGGTAGTGGAAGTGGAGTGCAACTCCTGGGTCCCGACCGTTTAGAAAGATAACCTTTCTAAGTTTGGGCATCACCCGTACTGGGACAACCCCTGTAATTTCTTTCTCAGCAGCATCCATCGGCTTGAAGCCTTCTGGATCTGGTTCTAAGAAATTCTTTTCAATTACGTCTGTGCTTGCTTGGTTCAACACACTTTTTTTTCTAGCCATTGTTCACCTTTTTAGTAGTAGCTTCTTGCGATGTTTTGGAATGGGGTATTAAACGTCTGAAACCCAACAGTCTGGGAGGGAGGAATACCCGTGTCGATGATGTAGACACCACCGGATGTATAAGTAAAATAGTTGGTCGAATTGATATTGACCGTGAAGTTGTTATCATCAATGATTGCTTGTACAACGCCTGGTTGACCATTGATCTGGATCATTCCTAAGACTTGTTTGAACATGATCGAAGTAATCCCAACATCTGCGGATGTAAATCCGTGAAGAGCTGAAGTAACCTCGGCTTGTGCAGCATTGGTGATGTTTGTAATAGTGCGAACGGTTTCTGGCCATTCGAACGGCGAAGGAGGCGTGACTGAAGGTGGTACTGCGTTTGATGCCATTCTCTTCTCTTAAAAAAAGGAATCGCCAGGGAGTTTCAATGCCCTGGCATTCCATTCGGCTGGGAAACCCCCGGCCCTTATTGATTAGTCGCTAGTAAAGGAAGCGTCCAAAAATGCTACATACCGAAGTACGTTTGTGCTTGAACCTGCTACAGTTGAACCGACAGTGATCCCAATAAAGCCTGTGTTGTACAAAGGAGTATTGTAAATCTGGAAGCCAGTAGTAGTTGAAGGAGGAACGCCTGTTATAACGTTAGCAATACCACCTGAAGTATAAGTACTAAAGTTGGTAGAGTTAATATTAACAGTGAAACTTGTGGTACTTGTCACCGACTGGATAACACCTGAAAGAGTGTTGATCTGATTCATACCTAAAACCCCGTGGATGGTAACGGTTGTTACACCGATATCAGCAGCAGTGAAGGCGTGGGTAGCAGTGATAGAAGCGTTAGCTGCTTTGCTGATACCTGTGATGGTCAAGTTGGTATTGGTAGCGCCTGCGGGCAGCCCAGTGAGAGGAACGAATTCGGTCCCCAAAGGAGGGAAGTAAGGTGTGAAACCGTTTGAAGTGATTTTAGTCACAACGGCAGCACCAGCGGTGTAAGTAGTGATATAAGCAGAAGCGTTAGGCATTGAGCTTAACCATTCTGAATATCCTACCCCTGTGCCGGAAGCGATAATAGTATCGTTCCAGAGTTTGAAATAGCTTGGAACAAACCCTAAGTTCAGATTAAAAGCTGAGCCTGTAGCGGTAATAGTTCCGACTTTTACGATAGCCATAGTAATCTATCCTTATAGAGTTGAAGTTAAGCGAGTGATCCAGTTGTCGTTCAAAATCCTTGTTGCAAAAGGATATTTGTAACCTACTGTACCTCTTTGGTTTAATGGGTCCGCAGTACCAGAAGCCCCTAGAGGTTTCACGATAAATTCTGCTTCTTTCGCGCCTAAACGAACCACACCATAAGCCTCTTGACCGAGAATAAACGATGAATAAACGTTTGGACTAGCACCATTACTAAATCCGTTAGTATTTAATAACCAACGAACGTTTCGTGTGGCGCCCCATTCGGCTTCTAATGCATTAAGTGGATTTGGATAATTAGCTACTGAGATAAAAGAACTAACCGCTTCCAAATCTGCTTGCATGTCGACCGACATAAAGCCCCAGTAAGAACTACGTACAGGTGATGTTCCGAATTTTAATTCACCAGGCAGAGGGTTAGTCATTAATCTGGCATTACCCTGTCTTAATGCAATTACCGCGTTCTGAATATCTGCGTCAGTAATCTCTGTAGGAGTATTACCATTGAGCCCATTAGTACATAAAATAGTACTAGCTGTAGAAACCATCATGTCACGGATTAACGTGTCGATAGTTAAGCCTAATTGTAAGCTCAAAACTTTGGTTGCTTCGTTCAAAACACGGTCTTGGACTACGTATTGAACCTGATCTGTGATGGTAACGAATGATCCATACCACTGGATTTGCGCTTGGAAATCTGTAACATTTAGTTGATCTCCAGGAGGTGTTTGTCCATCTGTGAGAGGGACGGTTGCTGCCGTTAAAGTGCCATACCTACGGAAAACCATCTGGTTACCGCTATTAAGTGGGATCTGGCGTTTTTGGGCGAAAAGGTCGTAAATAAAATACGGCCGTGCCAATGTAAGTAAAAGTCTATCGAAATAGGTTCTTACTTCTGGCGGTAGTTGAGTAAGTGATGTAATTGCCACTTTCTATCCAAAAGTTAAATACCTTCCAGATTCCGACTAGCGATTTTATGAAATTCTTCATCTGACATAGTTGCGAAATAATCAGCTTTAGATAGAGTATTTTGTCCTGAAACCTGTGATACATGCATAGGTTTGCGAGCGTTCTCTACCATTCTTACTGCGTTTTCGTTCCTTTGTGGTGGCGCTGAAGCTTGATTCACATCAATCTGTTGAGCCAGTTTGCCTAATTCGTAAGCGTACGAAGCTTTGTTCGTTGCCCCTCTTAGACCTTCTGCAAGGTTCGGTTTTTGCCTAACTAGAGGGATGGCGTACTTCGTCATCACCTCGGCATAATCTGGGTGGAGAGATTGGAACTCTAGTTCTTCAAGCCGTTGCTGATATGCAGTTTCTCTATCGCTCCATTCGCGGCGAATCTCTTCGACATTGGGAACGTAGTCTTTGTCCAATCCATCGAACATTTCACGTTTCTTGGCTTGGCTCTGAACTTGTTGCTGCGCTACATTGGCCCGAAGCATGTCCAGTTGGAGTTGGTACTCCTTCTTCTCTAGCTCGGATTGTGCTTTTATTCGATCGACTTCTTGTCTGAGTGCTGCGAAATTCTCTGTTTGTGTGTTCCTATGTTGCACAGGTTCCGCTGGAACCGTCTCAACTTGTGAAACATCACCGTATTGGAGATCGCTTGTCTCTTGCTGATAAAAATTCTGATCTACTGTTTGCTCCACGGCGGCTGGTGCATTCAATTCGCCCGCGAAATTTTGTATATCTATGTCTAACGACATTGTTCCTCTAAGCCTGGCGGCGGCCCGATACGCCCATTTAAGAAAGTAATATTTTTAATTTTTGACCTTGTTCAGCTACTCTTGACGATGTGTCGGACACTTTATCGCTCAAAAGGGTTGGATCAATCGGTATGTCTGGGGGCGAAGATAGTTCGGGTACAAATTCGAACAATCCTTGCGCCTGGTCGGCATACCACACTAAAAGTCCTAGAACCAACGGAGGCCGTTGATAGTAAGCCTTGAATGTCTGTCTAAAGGCTCCGGGTTGCCCCTTATCTTCTTTAGCTGCAAAAACCACATAAAATGGGCGCCCATCTGCTTTCATGTTGGTCGCAAAGTCTTGTGCTTTCGCCCAGACATCTTGGCCCCATTGCTCGCGGCTTTCTCCTATTTCTTGACTCAAGTTATAGCTCCGTTTTTAGTAGCCGCTATTGCCTGATTCGCCGTCCCAATGATAATGTTTCATTTGGCCCATGATTTTCTTCCTATCTGACTTGCAGCCCTGCACTCCTGCTTGGCCGAAAGCGATGTCCATAGCTTCGCCTTTGAATTCGTCGCATCCCATGCCACGTTCCATGTGTCCTTCCATAGGAAGGGTTGGCTCTTCTACTTCGTTGCGATATGTCTGTTTCATCGCATCTCCTATTTCTTCTTTTCTGGTTTACCCAAACTAGGGTACTTCTTATGTACAGCTTCCCTGATACCCGATGGATTCGGTGCATTGTGAGCATATGAAAGGGCAGCTTTGGCCCTTTTAGCTGTGTTGATTGGATACGATCCGGCAGGAGCGCCACCGGCTTTGCCGGCAAAAGACTTGACGTCTTTGTATTTTCCAACATTTGAGCCACCTGGCTTCTTATGCATTTCTGCAACTTTGCTTTTGGCTACTTCTTTATTAGCTGCTATTCTTTCTTTCGTTTTCATTAAACTTTCTTGTATGGGAAGTAATGCTTCTTACTTTCTAATCGGCCCTGGTTGAAGTCACCTGTGTCAGCAGGAGGTGGGCTATCTGTATAGCCATATGGCTTCTCTTGAGCTAGAACCTGGCTATCTAATTCCCTACTGTATGAATTCGGTGGAGTGATGTGCTTGTAGTTGAGATCGCCTTCCATAATTTGCCTTAATTACTTATGTTAGTTTTAATTTGAATTTTAACTTTATTTTAAAATAACTAATATATGTTGACAGTTAAAATGAATTGTTCATAATTACATTGGTTTTTCTTTCAAAGATCAGATAAGCGATAAAAACCTACCTGGCAGCTACGGATGGTTGCTGGGTACTTTCTTCTTTACCTTGTAATTCTTTAAGCACCTGTACCTTCTTCAACAAAGTATCGGCATCCATGCCTTCCAGTTCCTTAATCGCCTTCACAAAGTTAAGAATACGAGCGCTTTCTTCCTCTTCAGCCCTAGATAATCTCTCAACATTGAGAGCGACATCTGTGCTGATCTTAGCCCTTCTTTCTTGAGCAAGCGCATGGTCGGAGTCGGCCTTAGCGTCTACAGACATATTCAGTAACGCTTGGTTCTCCATTTGGAGCTGCATCTGTTGCTGTTGCGCTTGTTGCGCTGCTTGCTGCTCTTGCTGCATACGCTGGAATATCTTATCTTTGTCGTGTAGGCTGGAGGATTCGATGATCTCTGTATCGGTGATATTGACGCCCATTTGACGGAGCGCAACACGGCCAACGAAGTTGTTCTGTTTCTGAGTGTCAGTTAGCGCGCCTTCTTCAACCGAGATGTCATATTTCCCGAACGTTTTTGAGAAGAATTCAGGAGTAGGTTCTTTCTTTGTGATGAGCTTAATCTTCTCAGGGGAATAGTTAAGCTGAATGAGCTTTACTACCTTCCGAGACAAGATCTTTTGCGATTCTCGCAACCCGTCCATGATATCTTGAAGATTGACCATGCCAGCCGATTGGCGCATCTTAGCAAGAACGCCTGCAGTCTCTACCTTTTCATTCTCAGCCATTCCGAGCTGTTCTGGGGATATGCCCATGATTTCCATCATGTCCTTCTCAAACTCCCCTTCTAACTGGAATACTGAAGGATCGATGCGTGGAGGTGTGATTGGCTGAATGTCAGTCATCTGAGCATCTGGCTTCAAGAAGATCACCTGTCCATGTCCAGACTTATACAAAGATGTAGGGTTGCTAACCGCATTGGTCTTGGCAATCCAACCAGTTTGCAACTGGGAATCGATTGACTGGACCATTTGCGAACGGCGTTTGTTTAATTCGGTTTGGGGATCTCTTACAATCCGCACCAGTGATTGAATCTTCCAGGTATACAAGTCATAGGAAGGTTCGAAAATAGCCATGAAAGGAGTGAAAGGGTACTCGTCCAGGCCGCCGGGATTCTCGCCATAGTAAAGTAGTTCTCCTTCGGCAATGATGCCCAGTTCTACAGACTTTACAGGCTTACGGATGAGTTCGATGTTCGGGTAAAGTTCACGAAATAGCTGAAGGCGCTTCCTGTCTCCGTCCCAGACTTGAGTTTCTCCAGTCATCATGTCGACTAATACGTCTTTATTAGTCCACTTCTGCCTCCAATACTCGGTGTAGTTCAGAAGCTTCTGCGTTCCCCACTGTCTTGCAAAGGGCATATAAGTAAATTTGTCGTCCCTACTTCCCCAAGGAAGACTCATGATTAAGTCTTCTTTATCTGGAATAAGTGAAATTAGATCTGTTCTAGTGAGGAACTTACGACGAGCGACGAATGATGAATCCGAAAGGTCCCTTTTCGTGAAAAATGGGTCTAATATTACCGCGTTCCAGTCATCTCTTGCAAATTTAATGTCCCCCGATACCGGATCATCTCTGTAATCTACATATGGAGAGAGAAAAGAGATTCCGGTGGTTAGGGCGCCTTTGAAGGCATCGGAGATTGCTTCGTAGCCATCGGAGGATTGCATGATGTATTGCAAGGTGTCCGAGAGAATAGAGGCGGTATTTTCCGAAGCATCCTCGATAGGCGAAACGATGGAGGAAAGTCTATTTTTGCGCTGATAACCTTGCACCAAATTAATAAGTCGTCTAATTTTGTTATACGTGAAACTAGATCGGCGCTGGTTGTTGAGGTAGGCGAGTTCTTCAAGTGACCATTGATTACCAAGGTAGTAAGAAAGATCTTTGTAAGCTTCGGCATAAAATGTGTTCCAGAGCTGGTATGCTCGTTCATAAGACTCGCCGAAATCTTTAATAATGTCTTGGTGGAATTCAAGTCGTGGGTCACTTTTTACTACTTGCTTGCGATAATGTTCGAGAAACTCCGTACTATCTTGCGAAGGGGAGTAATCTGACATGGGACTAGACATGGATTACCTGATATAGATAACCGCATTTTAGTCGATTAAAATTATAACTAACACATAGCTAGTTAAATATGTCTAGTCTTTTGATAGATGTATAACTAACCCAACTACGCCAATACAAGCCATTACTAGAAAAACTAATGCAAGGGGAATCCAGATAGGGGCAGTGACCCAAACCCAAGACCAAGCAATTACATTGCATAGTTTTAAAATTAGAAAGATAATAAATAATGGAAACATTGAGATCTTCATGGTGTTGTATTTTGTACAGGTGGCACTTGGCCATCCGGGTATGGGATTCGAGGGGCTGGAACGAATGGGCTTTGCACGCCTATAGGGCTCATTGCAGAGCGAGGGACTACAGAGGGTAGCCTGGGGGTTGAAACTGTTCCTTTAGGCATTTAAATTGCCTCCATATTCGTCGTAGCATTCAGCGCAATAGTCCCTGGAAATTGTTTGATCTTCATATGCATAAACAAGGTCAATGCCAAGTTGCCTTCGGACTAATACTTTATTCATGACCAATCGTCTAAAGATTACATTCTCTGACTTGCAGATTGAGCAAACGCAAGCGGCTTCTACAGCTGTAGTTAATTTTCTAGGATTAATCATGATCGTAAAGGTCCCCATGGAAGCCATTGTCTCGGATATACATCCCATGGCGCCCAGGGATGGGGCGCTTGTCTCCATGGGCAGAGAGGCGTAGTGATAGTCTTTCCGCCTGGCATTGATCCAGTTCCACCTTGTGTCGCTGAGTAAGGCAGCGGCCATGGAAAGGGGCGTGATTGGGGTGGTATTGGAACGCTTACGCGTCCGCTTCCACCTGAGAATCCGCCCGTTCCACCGCCACCAGCGCCGCCAGTGGAAGTATCAGTAGGAGGTAAAAAAGGAAATCTAGCCATGACCGCATATAAACACATGCGGGAAATATTGTCGCGGGGGTATAAGAAAATAAATCATAGGAAGGAAATATGGCTAAAGTTGAAAATCGCTATGGATGGGCCAGCTCAAAAATGACAATTGGGACAATGCTAAGGAAATTAAGGCTTATAGAAGGCTGGACTCAAGCGGTATTGGCAGAAAAACTTGATGTTGATCCTGCCATTATATCTCTATTAGAAAGGGGGAAACGACCCATAAAAGGAGTGATTCATGAAAAAATACTCAAGATTTTCAGGGTCGGATCAATAGATTAAGCACTCTTGTAATTGATGAAATGATCAATATCCTGAATTTCCTGTAAGCTTGGAAAATGGAAGGCCCTGGCCAGCAATTGGGAATTGCCTAACATTTTGGCTACTTCAATTGGACAATTAGTGTATTTGGATTGATGGCCACAATAGTTTTCGCCGTACCAAACAACTAAAAACAAATTATCGATTTTTTCTTTAGACATAATAGCCTCTATTTAAGTCTGTTAGCTTCCATGATGGGCAGATTCGCTTCTGTAGGCACATATACTACTTGCATGTTGTTCGTTTGTAGCCCCTGTATCCAAAGATAGCGCAAGTAGCCCTCGTTACCTTGTAGCGAGTTGCCGATAATCTGATTTGCCTTAGCCACCCCTTCCGCTCTGATTACTTCCGCATCGGCCAAGTGTTTAGAGGATTCCATCCTCGCTTTGGCCTCTAGCGTCTTAATCTGGCGGTTGGATTCGGCCCTGGCAAGTTCGGCTTCGCCTGCTTTGCCTTGTGCCCATACATCATAGACTCTATTTGCGGCACTAATGCCCCAGATCAAGCAAATTGCTGTTACAATGGCTAGAAAGCCAAGCACAATCAGTAGTACTATGCCACCAATGGAAAATTCATCATCACTTTGATATTGTCTGTTCATAAATAATCCTTTATCAGTAAACTGACCTGTTATCTATTTCGTAAAGTTTAGCAGCATCATCATCTAATTTTCTTGTAATTGGGAAAGGCATGGGCATCGGCTGATCCCACCAATGTGTAATAGCTTTTAAATGTTCACCATATATGTCGCTCCAACCTTTAGCAGGAGAGAACTTGGCTAGTTCATAAACACCAAAAACTGATGAATAGACATAATAATAGAAATTATCGGGAGGAAGATGCTCCTTCACTTCGTAAACTGTCACTTTTTCCATCGTCTTCACATAGCCTCTTTAGATCAGCCTCTTCTCTTTCCTCCTCCATAACCGATTCATACATTATTTTTACAATCTTTTTTAATATCCGGTGGCTTCTTTCCTGAGCATCCCCACAATCAAGCTCATCAAATGTATGGTCTTGGTGAACCGTCTTTGATTTATCTGTTTGAATAGCGCGCATGTTATTAATAAGTAGGCACATGCAATATTTAATGTCTTGTGGATAAGTATTAATAGGGAAATTGCCAGAATGTCCAAAATAAGATGTGAGTTTGACGCCACTTCCAAGTAAAGTAGCTATGGCATTGTTCTTCATCTCTAAAGTAGGCCAAATATCGTCGAACCTTGCAAATAGTTGAGCCTTTCTTTCCGAAACCTGTTCATGATCCATTATGGAAAATCCTTACATTTAAGCTTAAATAGAACCGGATTCTTATCCTTCCTGAATAAAACCTGCGGCTCTGCTCTCGCTATAATGCCCTCCATTACCCTTTTTTCTCCAGTATTGGCCATGGCAAATAGGGAAAGTGGCTTTGATTTGACGAATTCTATGATATCTTCAGTGGTCCAACGAATAACGGGTCTAAGATTATCTGCTATGCATCGAATAAGAGGCGCGTGATTGATGCCGAGTGATGTAGCGATGTTATTTACGTCCTCTTTCTTAAGCCACCAGTCCTTGATCCTAATGTCAAAGAGGACAAATTGAGGTGTTGTGCTGTAATAGCCACCACTTTGGATCTTTGGACCTATCCCTTCGCCATAGAAACACATGCAATCACCCTCTTTTATAGGCTGACGATCCATTAACTTTTCAACTGTAAACGTTTCTTCTAAATAACGAAGTAATGGCTCAGGTATCAAAGCACGGCTAGTTCTTCCAGCGAATTGAACTCTAGGACCATGGTCTAAGGGAACCCATTCCCAGAATATTCGTATATTAGTACCGTCCATCTTCTCATCGACGATCCAATATTTGATGTTTTCGAACTCAGGGCAGGCATAGTCGCCAATAATTAGCGGATTGCCCGACTTTCCCTTGTCTTTGAAGCGAGTTTCCCCAGTTTCGCGGTCTACTTCTGTCAATTCTCTCTTATAGAGACTGTGTATTTTGTGATATTCCATTTGTACCTCTCAATACAAACGCAATATCACATGCCATTAGTTAGTTGGAAGAGGGCCTTTTAGATCTTCAAAGATCTGATGGCATCGGTCCATCTCGGTTTGTACAATAGACCGGAATATATTACCGCTCATCTCCTTGTTGCCGATAGACTGATATGTAAGACCATAGGCCCCGCCAGCCAGCATACTAACATAATGAGGCATAGGCATCTTCTCATCCTTGATCCATTTAATAGTAAGAGCGAATAACTCTTTTGCCAGCTCTTCTTCCTTCTCTTTACTAAGCTGTTCCATCGTGCTCCATCGTCTCTTGAACCCCATTACCTGGGATAATTGCTATAATCTCTTGCTCTACTATCGAGAGCATCTTTGTTTGTCCTACTTCAAAGGGGAACCCACTCATTCTCTTCAATATCACTACATCGTTAATGTCGATGTTCTTCGTTACTTCTTCTCCCTTTGCTATAATTACAGCATTGAAGGTTTCAGGTTCCGCGGTAAATATAAGCTTACCCTTCTCTAGTTTCTCAACTATAGGTATTGCTATTAATCTTTTAGCCGTAGCTTTGATCATAGGATTCTCGTAAATTGGTGAGCGTGTTTTTCAGCATACAGCTCAAAGCTGGAAATGGACTATATTTTACATGCCTCCACCACAAGGCATCTCAACGCCAGATATCGGGTTCGAACCGATGTCTCCTTGAACATGTCTCATGTCGAAGGCGCTTTACCTATTAGCTATCCCAGCGATAAATTGTTTTTTATATCACCCTAAATTCAAGGCGAACTAATCTTCTTGGCTCATCCTTTAAATTAATATCGTCAAGAGTAAACAAAGGAGGAATCATTACTGAATTTACACAGCTTCCTGAAATAATTTTGTTAAACTCTTCTTTTGATGCATTGTCGATATATGAACTCATCCTTTCGAGGGCGTATTGAACATCATCTTTAGACACTTTCTGTCTATAACTTCCCATAATTTATTCTATATTCATTGCCTTCTTAAACTTCAATGCGTCTAGCTCCCAACGTAATTTGGTTAGTTCGTCTTGTTGAAACCTAGTAAGCTCGTTCAATCGCGAGTGATCGCGAAGAAGTTCTTCGTAACTGATCCTATTCTGGACTTTTAGCTTCCCAGTTCCCATATCATTTGCTGTAATTCTTCCCTTGTGCGCCATAACTAATCAAACCTCTTTAGATCCGTGGAATCGGTGGATTCCGTGGAAGATTTCTTTAACTTGTTCATTTCCATCCAGCTAAAGAACTTTTCAACATTTACATATAAGCTATTTGAAACCCAGGAAAGGAAATAAGTAGCGCCGTTTTCATCCCTTTTGCTAACTATGTTTTTCATAGTTCCATAAGAGGGGAAGTCAAAATATCTAGCCCATTGAGTCAACTTAATGTATTCAGGTCTTGATCTATCAATTACCATCTAATCAAACCTCGGGTTGTTATCTTCATACCACTTATTCGCCTGTTTATCATCAATGCCGTCTTTTGGTCCATCAACATATCGCTTCACTGCTATAGCCATGTAACGAGTAGCATCGGCCCCGTGACTCGTCCAGTCATGTAAAGGCTTGATCTTATACACGTTATGATGTATATCGAACTGCTTTCTATAGTTCTCTAAACACTTCAATAGTTGTTTACATTTACTAGCATCAATCCAAAGACGGTGGAATATAGAGCGCAAAGCTTCGATCCCGTTGTCAAGACCGACTTTAAGCGTGGGGAGAGTTGTGAATCGAATGCCCATGTCCCTTCCGATCTCTTTAGGGGACAGGCCAGAAGAAAAGTCGTGGGCTTCAATGTCATGAGGCCCGAAGTGATCCGCGTAAATGTATGGCTTTTCGTCAATGACTTTGGCATAGTGGGCGAATCCCTCTCCATGATTCTCATAGTAGTCGATAATGTGAACCTCTTGTCCAACAATCTGGTAGAAGATGATGGAAGTACTATCCCCGTAGCCAATGTCCCATGCTGTATATACACGGGTGTTTCTGTCCCATGGAACGTTTCCAATTCTTCCATCGTCCTTAGCCTCTTGTATATACTTAGCGTAATAACTACCCTCAATACCAAGGGTAAATGAACAGAAGTACTCCTGTTGTATCATGTCTTCAGACATCATAGACTCGGCCCGCTGGCGATCTATCTCCTCAGGGCTGATAACATGCGTATCATTGTTGGTTAGAATCTCGGCGAACCAGTTAGGCGAAGACTTTGCCATCTCGAACAAGTCCTTCGCATGATTCTGTCCTTTAGGGGTGAAGTTGAATATAGCCCAGCCCCCGTTCTCGGCTAGAATAGGCGACACAATCTGCCAAGCCATAGGGCTTTGTTCAGCATATTCAGAGAAGACGCATCCTATAGGGTTCGGACCTCGAAGCGTGTCTTCATCCCTAGAACCAAGAACTAAGATAACTGAACCATTCTTAAGGGTGATCTTCATCTCGGTGTTGTTGATACCAGCTATCAAAGGCTCAGGAATGTGCTTTAAAAGCTTAAAGCCAGCCTTATCAATGCCGTCCCATAGAATGCGCCTAGCCATCTTAGAATCGGGGAATATGTAGTAGTAGATGCCAACACGAATGAGCGCTTGAGTGATCAAGTAGTTCCAGCAAGTCTTCTCCTTGCCAGCCCTCCTATGCCAAACAAGAACAGCGCGTTTCTTTGTGCGCATCTCTTCCCAAAACTTTACTTGATAGTCTCGGCATTTATATTCATAAGGAACTTGTATATTTATTTCTTGCTTCATTTCTTGTTTTTGAAGGGATACTCGGGATAGCCATAATCCCTAGGCGCAGTCACAACTTTTGTCTCACGACACCAACCGCATTTGTCTAAGTAAAAGGAGCCAACATGCCCTTCGGGCCATTCGCCTCCATGCTCACTAGCACAATCGCTACAGATAGCCCTAGGGTAGTAGCCCTCTATGATTATCACTACGACCACCACGACAGCCAGTAATGAACCATCAAGGTCATCACGCACCCAACACATGCACCAATGAAGTAAGATATAAAACTAAATTCCACTGACTAACCCACTAACATCCGAGCAAATACATTTGCAATTAACGCAATGACAAAGAAAGCAAGCCCTGTCACTACCCCAGCAATAAAGCAATCATTCATGTTCCATGCCTATCATCAAAGCCACCAAGGATTAATGTGTACAACGCACCAGCGACAAATCCTACAAAGAAGTAAGTAAACTCCATCAAAGACATTCATTCTACTCGACGTCTTGATCTTCTACATGATCCATTTGAATTTCTTCGAATTGATCCCATTGCTTGATACAATGCACAAACTGCTGGGGATTGTCGTAGAAGTACAGAATACCATCTGTAACTCTAAAGTATTCGGCCGTAAGGTCAAGTGCCCCTACGCCGCCAGTAAAAATTACTCTATATCTAGCCATTACTTAGCATCTCTTGATAAAAGAACCATCAACAAGGCCATTAAACCTTTGCTCAAGCGCAGTAACCTTTGTAGAGATGCGATTGAACGCATGGACCAGGTTATCAATGCTGCCGACTAAGCTCTTGTGAGCATCGTCAATTGCATCGAAGTTACCTTGTACAATACGACCGAACAAGAAGAGCTCTTTCTTTGTTACAAAGTGTTGCTCCATCTCTTCATATGAAGGGCCTGAACATGGGATAGATTCGAGGTCCTCGAAAATGTCCTGAATGTCTAGCTGCAATTCATTGATATCATTTTTAATGTCTTCTAAGTTACAATGCTCTGTAACTTGTGCCTTTGCTTTCTTAACCATCTACTTCTTTCCTTTCATCTTACTTTTCATATCGCACTTAGCAACCTTCTTATCCTGAACCTTATCGGCCTTCTTAAGGGTAACTATATCTTTGACTGCCTTGGCTTTCTTTCCGCCCTTGACATCTTTCTCTACTTTCTTTATTAACTTGTCCATGTCTCTTACTGTTCCTTCAAATTCGTCATGTAAATAATTTAGATGCCTGTTACCTTGATCCAAATCACCCACGATAATTTGTATGTCTTCTTCTAATATTTCTATGCGCCTTTCATTGCTACATGTCAAGCCCAGCGTCTTATTTAAATCGGCCCTTATCATGGATAGCTGCAACTCTATCTCTTGCTTTTGTAGCTCCATGAGGAGCATCTTCTTATTGTAGTAGTCTAGTTCTTCTTGCTTCCTGCTCTTCGTGAATGGCCATATCATTTGGCAACCTTACCGTACTGCTTTTGTAATTCAGTGTAATATCCCCAATACTTAGGAGTTCTGTAAGCTATCCCATATTTAAATCCGTATCCATCGTAATACGCCAAACAAGGTGCGTGTTCCACGTTTTGTACTATTACTGGATCATCCATATTAAACGCGAAGTTGCTTATCCAATATGTACCATCGCAAGGCGGTAGTTCATCATCTACACTAATCCAATCGTTCATTTCTTAGCCTTGCGCTTGAGTGTTGCAACCTTGGCATTGAGAGCCTTGATCTGTTTCTTAGCGTTCGATAGCTCTTTGATGATCGCCTTAATAACGGATGGTATTTCTCCGATAGATGCATTGGGCCTAACATCGCATACAGCACGGCGCAAAGGCGGCCATTGTTTCTTTTCTTTGTCTGGCAAGCCTAGCCAAGCCTTAATGTTTGCATTGATCTTATCTATCAACAGTTTAGGTAACATGTTCATAGTTGTTATTCTTCTATCAG